GGTATTGATGCTGCTTCATATGAGTTTTATAGGTTTTACAACTACCTACGTAGAACTGGGACTCATGGCGCTTCACTTGATTATAAAGGTTATGATACATGTTTGCCAGCAGCTTACACAGCAAGAATGTCAAGGATTTACAACAAAGTATTTCGTGCAACTGATCCCGACTGGAAAGAAGAAGATGACCATGTCCGGAACAGGCTTTACGAACAAGAAATACATCCTTTGATGCTTGTCCATGGCAATATTATCCAATCTCCGAAAGGAAATATGTCTGGTTCACCTGATACTGGACCCAAAAACAATTTGGCTAACCGTGTTAACACACTTTATGCATGGAAAACGTTATCTCGTCAGTATGCTCCTCATCTTTATTACAAGATAGATGATTATGTTACTGAAGCCAATTTTGGAGATGATAAATGTATTGTGATCAATGATCATGTTAAGGAATGGTTCACATTAGAACGAATTTGTTCGGTTCTTGAGACTGTCGGCTTTAAAATGACATCAGCTGACAAGGAAACAGAAATGCGATTGGAACCAATAATGAATTTGACATTTTTAAAAAGGTATTTCAATACTGTCAACTTCAAGCTTGATGGTGTAGAGAGATCCTTTATTACAGGAGCACTGCAAGATTCCTGTTTTATTAAGATGTTAAATTTTTGTAAGGTTACAAAGCGACATTTCTATAAGAGGACTGATCCTGTGAATTTTGATCGTGAAACGATTCCTTTGACTGCTCTTACATGTCTCAATGAAGCTTCCCTTCGAGGTAAAGAATTCTTTGAAGGAGTTAAAACTCATATTGAGGATTGTGCAGAGGCTTACAATATTCTCTTGCCAAAGTTACCAAGTTTCAATGAAGCTTTCTATACAACCTACTTCAAATCTGCTTTTCCAACACTCAAAGAGTACAACATCATTGATATACTTCCTGATTCTGAGTTTCATGTACTTGATCAACGCAAGTTCATGTATAATAAGATTCAGTTTAATAGTATATATGAGTGCTTCACATTCGTCAGATATAGAGAACATTTTGACGAAGAGAAAGCACTACCAATTATTGGTAGTTCTGTGCCTCGCCTTATTAGGTATAACAATTCATACATTGAAAACCCCACCTTCACTTCTCGTCGTGAGAAGTATCTTGAGAAGGTGATTAAGGCGAAATTCACAAGTTACGATCTGCCAAAGTTGGCTGATGATGATGTAATGGTTCTCCAATTTGGAGACCCAGTACTTGGTAAAGTTATGGAAGGTTTTGGAGAAAATTTGTATGGCAAATTACTCACAAAGCTTTCCAAGTGCGTCAAAGCACCGGAGCCAAAAGAGAATAAAAGCGAGATTCTGGTATCAGAAAAACTAGAGAATATTCAACTTAGACCTGATAAAATTCAGAAGAACAAAACAATTAAAGTAAAACCTTTGTTTTTACCTAGACTAACTGAGGCTGAACATCAAAGCAAGCTTTCAAAGCTTGAAAAGAGAGACAAAGCTCTCAGAGAGAAGTACGGGGAGAATTACCTCCTTAGAGGTACATTTGAGAAGAAGCTAAACAGAAGAAAAGATGGACACAACAGGAAACAATCCACCAATGCCAACAACAATTGGTGAAGCCGCAACTGGATCAATATTTTCATCAACAGCTGACTCAAAACTAGATCAACCACAGATTTCAGGTAGAACAGCACCTGTTATTGAAGGACCTCTACATACAGCAACTAATCCACGCGATTCTTTGGAAGATTATTTGAAGAAGCAACACATTACTTTAGCTAACTTCCGATGGTCAACTTCACAATTGCCTGGAACTATATTATACTCTGTTCCAATTACTCCTTTAAGAGGAAATAACATCATGGCATATTATGCGCAATTGTTTAATGCTTGGAACGGTGGTATTGAATATCAAACGAAAGTTGCCGGTACAGGCTTCCATGCTGGTGCTCTTGGCATGGCAAGAATTCCACCAAATATACCTCCTTCATCTTTGAAATCTGTTAATGATTTTACGGTTTTTGAATATAGCGTTATTGATCCTAAGACACTTGAGGCTATTACAAAGTATATACCTGATCAAAAGCAAGTGTTATATCATTACATGACTGCTGATTTGACTGACCCCAATGCTATTGGTGGTTATTTTGTTGTATTTGTAATCTTACAACTTAACACCTCGTCAACTGGTTCTTCAGCAATTGATGTTCAAGTTTTTAATAAACTTAATAATGAATTTCACTTTCATCAGGTTATACCACCTAGCCTTGACCCACCTATTCCGACTACCACAGAGAAATGGGCATACCTGTTTTCTATGCCACAACTTCATATTTCACCAATTCAAGTTACGCAATGTACTGAAATCTTAGTTCCTACAACAGCAGGATCATATTTAACACAAGGACAAGCCACTGTAGATGGTGATTACTTTGATGTAGCATCTTGGGATGATGTTAACAATAGAGGTGTTGATGGTTATCCCTTCTACACTACAAGTGCAACAACTATCAAATCAATTGGCTTAACAACTGGTAATGACCCATCAAATTATAAATTTACGGTTGTTGTTAAACCAACTACTGTAGTTACAGCATATTTACCAGGTAATACTGAATTGACTGTAACTGGCGCTGGTACAGCAATAAAATTTACTGGAGAAGATATTCCACTTCCAGCAACTCCTCCAACAGCTGCAAACACCTTGTTCAGTTTTAATTTACCAACAACATCTAATGTTAAGTCAATAACGTCAACAGCAACATTGCCATCTATTCCATCAACTGAGCAAATAGTATTATTTACTTCACCATCATATGATATATATCGAACCACAACAACTATGATTCTTAAGTGTCTTTTTAGGACGCTTAATTTTCAGTTCGGTCCTAATGAAGCTGTTATTTTACAACTTGATGTTAATGGTACACCAGCATTATATGTTAAATTGAACTATGGAGGTTATTTTACTGCACCAAAGTCAACAACAGATATAAGGCTTAACTTGTTAAGGACTAATGTTACATTTGTTTCTTATGTGGGAGCAAATTCACCTATTCCCC